ACGACATCACCGACCGCGCGGCCGACGTTCGGCGCCCAAGGCAGATAGGCCGATGCATCACCTTCGAGCCGGTAGGCCAAGCCGTTGCCGGTGGTCGGGCGTACCAGGGTGCCGGGGAAGTAGGTCTTGCCGGGCTGCCAGACCTCACCCTTCTCCAGCCAGTAATGAAACACGTCCCCGCCTTCGAACTCGGCGACGACGTACAGGAAGCCCAAGAACGGCATCGCGAAATGGATCTGCTTGATCGGCGCGTCGGCGTTGTCCGGGTGCCGCAGCACCTCGATCTCCACCTGCGGCGATGTAGACGGGGTGACGGCATTGGCAAACACGACCAACTTGCCTTGGAAGAAGACCAGGCCCTTTGTGCCAGGAGGCAGCGAATGCGCGATGCGCGTGCCCGGCCGGCATTTGATGGTGCGCGCCGCGGTCACGTAGCCGTTGACCAGGTCGTAGACAGACTCCTGCGACGCGCCGCCCTTGCTGCGCAGCCGGGTGATGCCCGCCTTGACCGTAGAGAGGGACTGCTGCCTCATGGCGTGCCCTCCGGCCAGCCGCCGACCGGTACCGGGCGAACAGCGTTGCGCGAGTCCGAAGTGCCGGGAATGTAGCGCCGCGTCAGGTGGTCGCCGCGCACCAGGTCGCGGACGTAGGAGGACAGCTGGGAGGCGTAGTTGCCAGCGTCAGGCTGGCCGTAGTGCGCCTTGGCATTGGCCAGAGCCAGCAGGAACACCGCTTCCGGATCCACGGTGGTGAAGTCGCCATCGGCCACCAGCGGCATCAGGCCGAACTGCCCCTTGATGCGCAGCTGCCAGGTGGCGTCCACCGGTGCGGGCCACAGCTCGATGCACTGGCGGACCTCGTAGTGGCTGGGGATGCCCCGGCCACGCGAGGTGTACATGACCGGATCGATGCCGCAGTACAGCCGGCGCCAGTTGCCGTCGCCCTGCGACAGGCCGGCCCAGCTGATCATGCGCGGATCCAGCTGCTTGGCGCAGGCGTCAGCGTTCGCGTCCAGGTCGTAGAAGCGCGTGCCCGGCACGAGGATCCAGGTGTAGAAGCGCTCGCGCCGCAGTACCGAATACCGCCGGAACAGCAGGTCCTGCGCGCTGGTGATGAAGTCGGTGAGCAGCTCGGCCATGCCCGGTGGCGGGTTGTTGGCCTGCACGGCGAACCCCAGGCGACGCAGCAGACGCTTCCGCATCTCCAGCAACGTGGTCCGGGGATAGCCGTCGTCGCACTCGCAGTTGTAGCTGATGGGATCTGCCATTGTCGTTCCCGATGAAAAGACGGCCGACCAGGTCTCCCCGGCCGGCCGCCACCCTCGCCGCCAGCGGGGGATTACTGGTTGGCTGCGCGCGCGGTGCGCTCGGCCTCGATGGCGCCATGGACGCCCTTGCGATTCTTGCCGCCTGCTTCTTCCTGCTCCAGCGCGTCCAGCTCTTCGTCGGACAGGCTGGCCAGGCCGGCAGTGATGTCATCGACCGTGCCGTCCAGCAGGCTCGCGTCGCCCTGCGGCTTGGCCGACTGCTTGCTGGTCTTGGCCGACTGCTTGCCTTCTTCCCCGGCCTTGATGCCCAGACGCTTCTCCAGGTCACGCAGCTTCGGGAACAGCACCTTGCGGGCGCGGTCGCCCTCGGCCGTGGCCTGGTACTTGGATACCAGGCCGTCGAAGGCCTTCTGCACGTCGAAGTCCTCGACTTCCACTTCGCGCGAGCTGTGTTCGAACACCAGCTCCTCGCCGTAGATCTCTTCGAGGATCGACTGCTCGTAGTCCGGCACTTCGACCGGGATCTTCGTGCTGGCATCGCGATCGATCAGCAGCAGCACGAACGTCAGGGTGGTCAGGGACTTGGCCATTACTGGACTCCTTCGAGCGTCAGCTCGGTGGCCGCCGCCGGCGCGGTGGTGACGTTGGCGCGGATGAAGTTGGGCAGGTCGGGGATTTCCACCGGGAAGGTGGTCGCCGAGTTGAGGGTCAGCAGCGTCGTGTAGGTGCCAGCCACGCCGGCGGCCGTCTTCGGCGCGCCCTGCAGCTGCACCACACCAGTGCCGAGGCCACCGGACGGGCCGAACAGCAGGCCCTCACGGCCTTCGCCGCCCAGCAGCGGGGTGACGTCCAGGGCAACGGCAGCGCCTGCGCTGACAGTGGCCGGGACCGCGATCTTCTTGATGTTGGGCATTTCAGGTCTCCCGCCGGCGAGGGGCTGCCCCGCCGGCTGATAGGGGTCAGGCGATCGAGAAGACCGCGTTGCTGTTGCGCTTCTTCGTGGTCAGGCCGTAATCGGCCGTCTGCCCGAAGTAGTGCGTGTAGCGGTCGTAGACGCGCGGCGGGGTGCGCTTGATCATCCAGCGGCCCTGGACCGGACGCAGGGTCAGGGTCTTACTGTTGAGGAAGTAGCCGCGCTTGGTCCACGGGTAGGTGATCGCACCCAGGCGGGCGTCGATGACCTCGAAGGACGGATCCCACACGACCGGAACGCCCTTGAACGACAGCGCCTTGGTAGACGGGTCCAGGGTGATACCGCCGGTGGCGTTGGCGCCGATGGTGATCTGGCGCGACATCACCTTCAGGGCATCAGCCTGGATGGCGTCGTACATCGCCGCGCCCACGAAGATGGCGTTGGGCTGGCCCATCTTTCCGTAGGTGATGGTCTGGCGCCACAGGGTTTCCATGTGGCTGATCAGGTTGCCGGCGGTGGCCGTGCTGATGCCCATGTCGGCGAAGTTGCGCCAGTACGGCGAGGTGGCCGCATCGATGCCGCCGATGACGCCCACGTTCGGGGTGGTGCTGACCAGCGCGTCCAGGCCCGGAACGGCCTTCGGGTTGGTCGAGCCGTCCAGATGGACCTCGATGTCCCAGTTTTCCTGGAAGCCATCCTTCAGCGTCGACCAGTTCTCGTCGAGCAGGTTGACGATCTGGATCTTCTCGGCGTCCGACATGACGGCGTTCTTGTCGTCGGTCAGGATGATGCCGTTGTTGGCCAGCTCGGTCTCGTTCAGCGTAAAGCCGTCGTGCGCTTCGTAGTGCTGGAACGGGGCCTTCCGGACGGTGTCCTTCCGGTTGTAGGTGACCTGGTCGTCGCCGGTGTAGTTCTGGTAGTTCGAGTCGTTCGAGATGCGCACCTTCTCGTTGAAGATGCCGTTGCCGAAGGTCGAATCCTTCTTGTTGGCGATCAGCCAGGACGCGAACGGGCGCTCGGTGGAGAACTGGTCGATGGGGTCGTTTGCCGCGTACGACTCCATCTGACGATTGGCACCAGCCAGCAGCTGGGCAGTGGTCAAGGGCATGGTTGTAGCCTCGAAGGGAAAGAGAGGAGGCCCGTGGGGCCTTTGGTCTTTCCGCGCTCGAGGAGTGCGAACCCTCTTTCTGCACTACCGGTGGCGAACCCGGCTTACGTCACACGCGGTGTCGGCATCTGCCGATGGGGGCGACTATGCGCGAGGGGTCGGGACTGTCAACGGACACAAAAAGCCCCGGGCGTGCCGGGGCTGGTATCAAGTTGCTGTAAAGGCCGATGGCCGCTTTATGGGTCAGCCCCACATCCCGTAGCGCACGATCAGGATGGCGTGGATCTGCCGGGCCAGCTTCGACGGGACAGGCCAGCTCATCGGCCCTGCGCCTGTGCTTCTGCCACGCCGAAGGAGAAGGCGTCGGCCGGGTTCTTCGGGGTGGCCGGCACTGCCGGGGCGGCGCTGGCGCGAGCCGGGTTGTTCGGGCGCGCGGCAGCCACCGGTGCTGCAGCAGGGATCGGCGGCAGGCGCTGGTAGGCCTGTTGGATGGCAGCAGCCCACTGCGCCGGCGGCATGGTTGCCTGGATGATCTCGACCGTCGGCGCGAGGTAGGCGAACTTCTGCTGGAACTGCGGATCCGTGGTGCGCAGCTGGGCGCCAAGGTCTGCGACCGCCTGCAGACCCTGCTGCTCAGCCTGCTGCGACTGGCTGACGCGCTGCTGGTTCTGCTGCTGCTCGGTCTGCAGCACGCCGCGCTGGCGGTGCTGGACCAGCTCGACGGCGGCAGCGCGGTCCAGATCGCCGGTCTTCACCTTCTCGGCCAGGTCGGGATGCGCGGCCAGCGGATCGAAGCCGGGAGCTTCACGGCCCAGCTTCTCGCCCAAGAACTTCAGCTCGGCCTCCATGGTCTCGTAGGCGCGGTTCATGCGCACCGGGTCGCCGGAGTTGATGTCGGTCAGGTACAACAGCGTGGCGCCGAACTGTTGCGGCGTGGTGCCGGTGGACTGGATGGTCTGCTCCCAGTCGGTCACCTTGCCGGCACGTTCGCGGAGCGAGTCTGCCTCGCTGGCCCGTTCGGACAGCTCGCGGAAACGCTTCTGCGTCCGGTCGTTGGTTATGCCCAGGTCCTTGATCTCGTCCTCGACGGACTTCGGCGCCTCAGGCTGGGCCGGTGCAGCGGGTGCGGGCGGTGCGGCGTTCGGATCAGCGGCAGCCGGTGCGGCAGGCTGGACATCGCCTTCAACGGGTGCTGCAGGTGCGGCGGGATCGACCACAGCGGCAGGATCAGTCGGCGGCACCACAACAGGCGCAGCTTCGGCGGTCTCGGCGGCGCGTGCTTCTTCCACGCCAGAGGTGAAGGCATCCAGCTGCTCGGTCGCAGGCGCTTCCACCTGCTCGGCAACGGTCTGGTCGGTGTCGGGCGCAGGCGTGTTCCCCTGCAGGGTTTCGTTGATGTCAGGCATGGTGTTCCTCGTTTAGGCGGCGGGGAGTTCGGGCGGCAGCATTTCGGGCGGCAGCTGCATGCCGGGGTCTTGCATCGCCAGGGCGGCGGGATCGTTCGCCGCGGGCAGCGGCAGGCCGTCGGGGCCAGGCGCTCCGGGCATGCCGGGCACCATCGGCAGCTGCGGGGGCAACTGCGGGATGATCGAATACGGGTCGATGCTGGTGTCGCCGGTGCGCTTGATGGTCTCCACCACCAGCTGCTCGAGCTTGTCGGCGATGTCCTGCGGCGTGGATTGGCGCATCTGGCCGATCTGCATCACCGCCTGCTGCAGCTGCGGCAGCAGAACCGACCACTGCTGCTGCTTCACGGCCGTCGCCGGCTTGCCAGACGACCCGGCGCGGATATCGACGGTGACCAGCGCCTCGATGAGCGAGAGCTGGTCGGTATTGATCCAGAAGGCCTCCGGGCCGGCGATGTTCACCACGTCGTCCTGCGTGAGGCCGTTGGGCGACATGGCCAGCTCGGCCGTGTATTGGGCGAAGTCGCTCAGCACCTCGTCCAGGGTGTCGCGGGCGTAGCCGATGCGCGACTCCGTGCCCTGCTGCTGGATGTCGGCCTCGGTGGCGGTCTTGGCCACGGTGATCGTGGACGACAGCGCCTCCTGGATGCCCCAGATCAGCTCCAGCTCGGAGCGGATGGTGGAGGTGTCGTAGAGCGCCGGGTCGATCTGGTTGTACTGGATCGGGAACACCACCGTGTTCGGCGATGCCCCGTTGAGGTTGAGCGGGATCATTTCCCCGATCCCGCCTGCCTTCATCTTGTCCGCTTCCGCCGGCTCGACCGCGCCGGCATCGAAGCCCAGCTTCGGGATCGATCGGCGGCGATGCTCGCGGTAGTTGGTGCGGATTCGGTCGTATTCGTCCAGCAGCTCGCGGGAGCGATCCACCAGCGACTGCGGGTGCCGGCGGCCGTCAACCCACAGCGGCGCCCACTGGAAGAACGGATAGAAGCGGCTGGACGCCTGGTCCGGCGTCACCCAGGCGCGCAGGTAGCGCTTCAGCCCCACCGCGATGGTGGCGAACTGCCGGGTCTTCAGGTTCCAGATCTCCCACAGGCAGACGCAGGCCTCATCGCCACTGGCCGTGGCCTGGCCGGCGTTGCCGGTCGAGTAGGCGTCCGCGTCACTGTCGGTGATCTTGCCGGCGTCCTTCTCGGTGTCGGTCGGGCGGACGTTGTAGAACTTGGTCGCGCTGTCCAGGCGCTCGGCATGCTCCGGGTGCGCTGCCTTGGCGTCTGCCAACGGCATGAAGATGCGCTGCGCGTTCCACGGGCTGTTCACGTAGTCGCGCAGGCACGGCAGGGACACGGCGGACTGCATGTCCTCGGCGCGCACGAAGTCCAGCACGAGCGCGCTGGAGATCACCGTCTCCACGCCCTGCTCCAGGCTGGCCATCTGCTGCTCGAGCATGGCGCGCAGCTCGTCCGGATTCGGGGCATCGCCTTCGGCCAGCTGGCGCTCGGTGTCCTGCAGCGCGGCGATCTGGGCACGCAGCGAGCCGATCTGCTGGTCGGTGGCCGGATCCCGGTCCGTCTCGCGGTGCCATGCGGCCTTGAACCAGCCGATGCCCACGCTCAGGCCCGAACGCACGAAGGGATCGGCCACTGCCTTCAGCCTGCCCTTCTTCCACAGCGAGTCGATGACGATCTCGAGCGTGCGCGACAGCATCTTCGCGTCTTCGGTGCGGCTGGAGCCTGCGCTGTCGGCCGGCTGGACGCTTGTCTCCGGGTTCCGGGCGTAGAGGAAGCCGGTCAGGATGTTCACGTAGGTGGCCGCGATCGGCACCGAGACGTCGAAGACCTGCGGGTCAGAGGAGCCGCGGCAGTAGCGCCGGTCCCGCGCGTAGCCCTTGCGGGCATCCTTGTCGAACTCGCGGGCGAACTCGATCCGCTTGTGCCAGGCGGCCACGTCAGCCTCTTCCTGCAGGATCCGGTCGGCCTCGGCCACCCGCTCCTGCTCGGCCATCGCGTCAGCGTCCAGCGCGTCCACGAAGGCGAATTCATTGGTCTCGGGCGTCACAGGTTGTTTCTCCTACGGGCAGCGACGTCGTTGTCGTCATCGGGCCGGGATTCCAGCCATCTGCGGCTATAGGGCACCACCGCATCCCTGCGTTCAACGGACGGTTTATGTGCGTCACGGATGTCATCGAGAGCGCGACCGATCAGACCGCACACGTCCACGCCGTCATCTTGGTTGCCCGGCAGGCCATTGAAGGCCACCAGCTGATCGACCAGACGGTTTGCCCAGGCTTTCCCGCGCGGCAGGTGGATGGTCCCGGCATGAGCCCTGGCACGGAAGCCGGCCACCCGCGAAACTTTGTCGC